GGGCTTCTCTGATCTGAACGACGACAGATACACCCTGTACGAGTGCCACGCTGACTTGTATATTGAGGACGACGTTCACGCAGATGTCGATGAGGATGAAGAGCAGACAGAAATCGCGCTGCCATACGTCGTCACACTCATTAAAGGCACCAACGAGGTGCTGGCCATTCGTAGAAACTGGAAACACGAAGACCCACTGCGCCTAAAGCGTCAGCACTTTGTGCATTATCAGTACATCCCCGGCTTTGGTGCGTATGGCTTTGGTCTGTTCCATTTGGTGGGCGGCTTTGCAAAGAACGCGACTTCGTTGATGAGACAACTCGTTGATGCAGGTACTCTTTCAAACTTGCCGGGCGGATTAAAATCCAGAGGACTCAGGATCAAAGGTGACGACACACCTATCGCTCCGGGTGAGTGGCGTGATGTGGACGTAGCATCAGGTAACATCCGCGACAGCATTCTGCCCCTGCCATATAAGGAACCATCTACAGTTCTCTACAACCTGCTGGGCACTATTGTTGATGAAGGCCGTCGCTTTGCAGCGACTGCGGATATGAAAGTCTCCGACATGTCTGCGCAAGCGCCTGTTGGAACAACGTTAGCACTGCTGGAGCGCCAGCTTAAAGTCATGACGGCAGTACAAGCGCGTGTGCACTACACACTAAAGCGCGAGTTCAAGCTGATTAAAGAAATCATTCGTGACTACACCGACCCCAACTACGAGTACACACCTGAGTACGGCAACAAGAAAGCCAAGCGTGAAGACTACGACAAGGTAGACCTGATCCCTGTCAGTGATCCGAATGCAGCGACGATGTCGCAGCGTGTGGTGCAGTACCAAGCCGTTATTCAGATGGCGCAGATGGCTCCGGATATTTACGACCTGCCGTTCTTGCATCGTCAGATGTTGGAAGTGTTGGGTATCAAGAATGCAGAAAAGTTAGTGCCTCTGGAAGACGATCAGAAACCACGTGATCCTGTGGCAGAAAACATGGCGGTTCTTAAAGGTAAACCGGTCAAAGCGTTCTTCTACCAAGATCATCAGGCGCACATTCAAGTGCACATGTCTGCGGTGAAAGACCCGTTGATTCAGCAGCTTATTGGTCAAAACCCAAGAGCACCACAGATCCAAGCAGCCATGATGGCGCACATTGCAGAGCACGTAGCGTATGCATACCGCCAGAAGATCGAGCAACAAATGGGCGTGGCTCTTCCACCAGAAGATGATAAGTTGCCGCCACAAGTCGAGATGGCGTTGTCATCGATGATGGCGCAAGCTGCACAGCAGGTACTGCAAGAAAATCAAGCGCAGGTTGCACAGCAGCAAGCAGAAGCGCAGGCGCAAGACCCTGTTATCCAGATGCAGATGGCAGAGCTTGAGATTAAGAAACAAGAAGTTGCGCTGAAAGAGAAGAAGTTTGCAACAGATGCCGCAGCAAAAGCGGATGAGCTTGAGCTTAAGAAGGAAGAGATGGAAGCACGTATAGAGCTTGAAGGCTTTAAAGCAGCTACTAACATGCAGAATCAGAAAGAACTTATAGCTGCGCAGCAAGAACGTGAAGGTGTTCGCATGGGCATTGACATTGCTAAAACTAAAGCACAGGAGAGAAAACCTAAATGATGGACAACTTCGCAAGCGTACTGCGCGACAAGATACGCAAAGATATGAATGACTACACGGACGACATGGCAAATGGCGTCTGCAATGATTTCGCCTCTTATCAAAAACTCTGCGGGGTAATTCAGGGTCTTGCCCTCGCAGAGCGACACTTACTTGACCTTGTAGATGCAGCAACCAAAGAGGACGAAGACGATGAGCGATCTACTACTACCTCCGGGTATTCAAATGCCGGAGCCAATTCAACAAATCGAAGAGCCAACAGAGCAAATCCCTATTGAAGAGCGCGGGCGCATGTTGCCCAAGCCAACAGGATGGAAGATTCTTTGTGGCGTTCCAGATGTGTCGGATAAGTTTGAAAATTCCAGCTTAGTTAAAGCGGAGTCGATCATGCGTCAGGAAGAGCACTCGACCACGATTCTGTTTGTGTTGGATGTTGGTCCTGATGCGTACAAAGACACAGCTAAGTTTCCCAACGGTCCTTGGTGCAAACCGGGCGACTTTGTGTTGGTACGTACTTACTCCGGTACTCGGTTCAAGATTTATGGAAAAGAGTTCCGTCTGCTAAACGACGACCAGATTGATGCGGTCGTGGACGATCCACGCGGTATTACCCGTGCTTAATAGGAGTGTTACATGTTAGATAAGTTTAAGTTTCCGGACGATGAGGACGACAAAAAAGTCGTCGTATCTCAAGAAGACGATTCCGTAGTCATTCAGGCAGATGCTGAAGATGATGTCGAAATTGAAATATTTGACGATACCCCTGCAAAAGACCGTGGCCGCAAGCCATTGGACAAAGAGGTGTCAGACCCGACTGACGACGAAATCGAAAACTATTCGGAAAAAGTGCAGACTCGTATCAAAGAGTTAACACATGCCCGTCATGACGAGCGCCGGATGAAAGAAGCCCTTCTGCGAGAGAAGCAGGAGATGGATAAGCTCATGACGTACCTGTCTGAAGAGAACAAAAAGCTCAAGCAGACGGTCAATCATGGGCAAGAAGTTTATATCTCCACAGCGACAGATGCGGCGGAATCCCAGTTGCAAGCAGCCCGCCGTCAGCTTAAAGATGCCCAAGAGTCCTACGACACCGACGCTATTATTGAAGCCCAAGAAGCTTTGATGGAGGCTAAGGTTAGACTATCTCAGGTAAAAAACTTTAGGCCAACCCCTTTACAAGAAGAGGAACCTGCGGTACAACGTGAGCTATCTCAACCCCAGCAGGTTGCACCGGACGAGAAGACGCTGCGCTGGCAGGCAAAAAACCAGTGGTACGGTCAACCGGGGTTCGAAGAATACACCAGCTACGCACTAGGGCTGCACCACAAGCTAGTCAATTCCGGGGTAGATCCCCGCGACGATGAATACTTCGCCCAAATTGACGGGCGTATGCAGAAGACGTTCCCCGAACTATTTGGCGGGAATGCTGAGAAAACGCCAGAACCTGCACAGGTTCAATCTGAGGCTCCAAAGAAACCTGCGTCCGTGGTTGCTCCAGCGTCTCGCTCGTCTGGAACAAAGAAAATCCAGCTTTCTACTCGGCAACTTGCCTTGGCTAAAAAGTATGGACTAACCCCGCAGCAGTACGCTGCTGAAGTAGCTAAATTGGAGATTTAAGATGGCCGATACTCGCACTCCTCGTGATCTCGTTTCACGCGACAAAACCGCACGTGCTGTTTATGTACCACCTTCAGCACTGCCTGATCCAACCCCAGAACCGGGCTGGTCTTACCGGTGGGTAGCAACCCACGTTAACGGTGTAGCCTCCCCGAATTTCTCCATGCGTATGCGTGAAGGCTGGGTACCGGTCAAAGCGGAAGATCATCCGGAGCTTATGCTTCCGGCAAACGAAAAAGGTGAAGTCTCCCATGGTGGGCTGCTGTTGTGCAAGATGCCGACTGAGATGGTAGAAGCAAGAAACAACCACTACCAGAAGCAGTCTGAGAACAACATCGAAGCCGTGGACAATTCGTTTATGCGCCAGAGTGATGCGCGGATGCCTTTGTTCAACGAACGTAAGTCAACGACATCTTTTGGTAAAGGTAATAAGTAGTCTTTTTATTAACTAGGAGTTAAATCATGGCACAAACTGCGCCTTATCCAACAATCGCTGCCCCTTACGGGCTACAGCCGATCAATTTGATCGGTGGTCAGGTGTTTGCTGGTGCGACTCGTCAGTTGCCAATCACCGCTACCCCCGGTAATGGTGTTGGGTACATCAGCTACAACACCCCGATTTATAACGGTGATGTAGTTCAACTGAGCGCCGCTAACAGCACAATCATCATCTCAACTCTGGACACTGATTCTTCGCCAGTTGCTGGCGTCGTTGGCGTGTTCCTTGGCTGTACTTATACCAACCCTGTGACCAAACAGAAGACCTTCAGCCAGTACTGGCCCGGTTTTGCGTCTGGTGTAACAGATGCGTATGCGTACGTTGCGGATGATCCCGACCAGCTTTACAAAGTCGCTTCGGTTGGCAACACCATCAATACCACCGGTCTGGTTATCAGCGCCGTTCAGCAACTTGTTGTGGGCAACAACGCCACACTGATTCTGAATTCGCCTAATACCACTGCGGGTAATTCAAAAACTGGTGTGTTTGCTAATGCTGTAAGCACTTCTCTGCCAATGCGTGTAGTTGATGGTGTCCTTGATACTGCAACCGCAAACGGGTACACCGAACTGATCGTCAAGTTTAACTTTGGCTATCATTCATACAACAACGCCACTGGCGTAGCATAAGGAGCTTAAATCATGGCTATTTCACGCGCACAACTACTGAAAGAGCTGCTCCCCGGCCTGAACGCCTTGTTCGGTCTGGAGTATGCCCGCTACGGCGAAGAGAGCAAGGAAATCTACGAAACTGAGACTTCCGAGCGTTCGTTCGAAGAAGAAACCAAGCTGTCTGGCTTTACTGCCGCACCAGTCAAGAACGAAGGTTCTGCGATTGCGTACGACAATGCACAGGAAGCTTGGACTGCTCGATACAACCACGAAACCATTGCTCAAGGTTTCTCGATCACTGAAGAAGCGATTGAAGATAACCTGTATGACAGCCTGTCGGCTCGTTATACCAAAGCTCTGGCTCGTTCAATGGCCTACACCAAGCAGGTCAAAGCGGCTGCAATCCTGAACAACGGCTTCACCAACTCGCAGGCGTACTACGGCGGCGATGGCGTACCTCTGTTCTCGGCTTCGCACCCACTGGTAAATGGTGGTTTCAACAGCAACATCCCCACCACACCTGCTGACTTGAACGAAACTTCGCTGGAAAACGCTGTGATTCAAATCGCTGCGTGGACTGACGAACGTGGTCTGCTGATCGCTGCCCGCCCACGTAAACTGGTCGTCCCGCCGAGCCTGCAATTCGTTGCAACTCGTCTGCTCGAAACCAGCCTGCGTGTCGGTACCAACGACAACGACATCAACGCAATCAAGAACAACGGTTCGATCCCAGAGGGTTATACAATTAACCACTTCCTGACCGACACCAATGCTTGGTTCCTGACCACCGACGTTCCAAACGGCATGAAGCACTTCATTCGTGCACCGCTGGATACGAAGATGGACGGCGACTTTGATACCGGCAACGTCCGTTACAAGGCTCGTGAGCGTTACTCGTTCGGCTGGTCTGACCCGCTGGGCATGTTTGCCTCGCAGGGCGCGTAAGACAAAAGGGGAGCTTTACGGCTCCCCTTTTTTAGTATATAAAGTACAGAATTTCCGGGACT